TGAGCATGAGCCGGCTTATAAATCGGTTCACTGATTTCATTAAGGTAAGTATCATGACGATCCATACAGTAAGTCATCAGCGCTTGATCTTCTATGCCAACCATCGTGTCTTCCGTACTTTTCGTTTTGCTTACCTCGCAAAAAGAAGTCGCTCTTCTTATACTGCTCTCCTTTCTTGGCCATTGCTCATTAAAACGAGCCATAGCAAAGATCATCGAACAATGTATTCTTCGATATAATTCATTGTCAATCGTCACCCAATCCAAAACGGCAATTTTAAAATCACCACTTAAAATTGAATTAGGGACTATCCACATCACTTGATAAAATGTTCCTGATTTAACTATTTTCACTTCGAGCAAACGCTTTGAATTAAGCATACGCATCATATAAATGATTGGTTCATTCACATAACTTTCGTAATAATCCATAATTTGTTCTATAATTTCAATGGTCGTAAAAGGCACATACTCGTAATGCTCAATTCCTGTTATTCCTTCAGAGTTCATTCGCATTTGTCGCTTATTATGACGTTGCGGCGATCTCCAATAATTCATATCTTTTTCTTCACTAAACCAGTTTCCTTCGGCCCTTGCAGGTCTAGGATTCTGGGGTGTCATTGAGAGTTTATTTAATTTTTTCACCAACATCGATTTTGACATGTTTGCTGGATCTTGCTCAGCGATCTCCCAATCACTCTCTGAGTCTTCTTTCTTTCTTCCCTTCTGATTACTTTCAATAGCACTTTTAATCTTCTGCAGCGTACTATTAGCTGGAGGCGTGGTCACCCACGTATCTGGCCAATAAACACCTTGCGGATAACTAACTGTTTGAACGTAAGTCTTCGGTATTCCCATAAATGTGCCAAAGCGGAAATCATCACCAACTGATTTTAAAACTGTTAAAGGTCTTACAAACGGTGCTGTTCCCGGTGAGGCAGAATATGGGTATTGTAATATTGTCCAAGCTATCATAACTCCTGTTGTCACTATATCTGGGGACAAATTAGATGGAATAGATCCTTGTATTGTAGGTAGAACATTGTAAATTGATGCGAAAGGTATTTCTATTTCGCTATAATTTACTATTCCATGCCCTACCCAGTCCTGTGCATAATTTATTCCTGTAATTAGTCCTGTCAATAATTGCGAATCACCACCCGCTGAACTTGTACCACCAATTATTGCTGTTACATAATTGGCAGCTAACCAAGCCCAATTTGGTCGGGCAGCTTTCGGAACTTCTGTATCGGTAAATTGTCCATGAGGTATATAAAACACCCCTGAGTTTGCTGGTGTTAAATCATTCGTGGTAGGATTTTCCACGTTTCCAAAAATAAATTTGTAACGCATCGAACCTCTCCAAAAACGATATTCTGGTCCATAAAAATTCAAAGGTGTAACATGATTCCCTAAGACCCTCTCAGATGTTCCATATGTTCCATAAGAAATATCGCTAGGTTGAACTGGTATAACTTCAAAAATGAGATACGGTAACGGTTGATTAGCCGGAATCGCTGAAGTATTAAAAAGCGGGGTGTAACCTGCTCCTTGATCATTAGATGTTGTTGCGGTATAACTTTGTGCTGTATACGTATAAATGTTATTCCTCTTAAACGGATAATATCGCCTCAATAACGAACGCAAGTCCTTCACTGGGGCCATATGACCAAAATGATCATCCTTCATCGGTCCTGACATATCAGGTGGTCCCACCCTTAATGCCCCTACTAATAAAGCAGATGCATCAGGTGGATTTGGTGCCGTACTCGTCCCGGCTTTCGCTCCTCCACCGTTATCTCCTTGTGCTTTTGCTGCAAGAGGTATCGGTACTATCGTCGTAATTGTTGAGATGAAAGTTTGATTAATATTTGATGGCATATAAACTTCAAAATCCTTTGCTCCTGAATAAGAGAGGATGATGACGGCATCAGGTGGTGCAACATTTGTTGTTTGCAGTTGCGTAACGACGCTAATATCGAAAGATCCGATAAAATAATCGTTCCACCATGCTCCGCCATTAACATCCGGATCATCAGGAGAAGAGGGTCCTCTACAAGTCCTCTTCCAACGCGTCGATGCAACATACGGAATGTCATATTCAAAGACGTTTTTATCACTATTAAGTTCAAATTCTACGGCGTACTGCGATGTCGCATCTCTCAAACCAACTTGCACTCCTGGTGGAGCACCATAATTCAACGTCAAGCATAATCGTCCCACATGAAACATCGTTGCTACTAATTCAATTCGTATACGCATACCTCCTCTCCAGAAAGCAAAACGCATAGCATTATACTCCCATTGTGTTAAATACACTTGATTACCCTGCGTCAAAACTATTTGAGTCGTGGTACCAGGCGTAAATAACGATGTCATTGGTCCTATAAAACCTGAATACAATGACGTACCAAAAGTTGCTGCTCCTGGCCACGCCACATTATCTACCCAAGTTGGTGTACAAAGTAAAAAAGACATACTCATCTCGTCTACATTTGTTGAAAAATGATCTCTTGTCACTACTGCTAGATTAGATGGATCTAAATCCAATCGCGTAACCATTTCTGATCCTTTCGAATGCGAAAAATTTTGAATATATTTTCTCACAATATTGAATGGATTCATTGATCTGGCTGCTCGATCGAATGCTGGTACATCCACTTTATTACCTGAAGCAGCTCCTTGAAAATCATCATTCGTCATTTTCTGCGGAATACAAGTTCCGTCCATATCGCCATAAGATGTTATATTATTCGTTGTTGAAATAGTCCCACCCTCAGCGCGTGCTGGAGCAAATTTTGCATTTCGCATCAATTGTTTTGCGTGTTCGCGATTGTAAACCGTTCCCACGGCAGATGAATTCAGTGGTACATGGAACTCAGAGTCCATGCCAAACGAAGCCCACACTGCCAGATTAATACTGGTAGGGGATCCTGTCGCCGCACCCAAAGGTACTAACACTGATACTATCACCGTTGCCGTGAAATCAAAATTCGCATCCGCGGATGGTCCATTTATTGATATATAACTTTTCGGATTATAGAATGGAACCACTAATCTTCCTTTCGTACTCGAGGCTGGATCCAATGAAATTGGATTCAGACCATAATAAGCTGTCGGGCTTGCTGCTTGTAAATTCGCGACTAATAAACCATTCGTCCACGGTACTGCATAAGCCTTCAATCTTCCCATGTGCATTTTCATACCACTCAGTTCGAAATCAAGATTAATGGATCCTTTCCAAAAAATAAAACGTTCAAAAGCCATTGATTGCAAGTAATTTACGATAATATCTTGAGGTAAACTCAAGGTTACTAACGCATATCCCTGCGCGTTCGCTGTTGTCCATGGATATGTATTAACCCAAACCCTTCGGTGTACCGTGTCCGGTAACGACCAACTAGGATCAGGCATACAGGTCTTAGTAAGTCTTCCTCCTCCGGAATTTGGTTCCATCGTTGGTCCACTCACCTCGACTTCTCGTTGAGCTTCTAAGATAATACCCTTAGTATTATCACTTGTTTTTGGTGCTTCATTGGTGTTAGTTGTTATTGGTGTTGTTGAATCGGTTATCATACCAGGATCTACGCTACCTTGAGCCTGTGCAGGCACATAACGACCAGCCTCATGCTTACTTAAAAACAACTGATGGTAATAAGGGTAGTCTCGTAGAAACTGATGTAATTCTGGTTTCAAATTTTCTTTAATTTTCCTCCGATGATTATCAAAATATTCTTTCCCATAAGCATATGCAAATGCAAGGGAATCGTTTAGATTATCAACGGAAGCTTTTTCCAAATCCATATCAGCACATTCTCGCGTCCAGTTCGTTAATTCTGTTATTGTCTGTTCGTCAATAATAGCATGTTGTCGTCCACATTCATCCTCTCGGAATCCTCTTTTCAAAAACGTTAATTCTCTTACTGGTTCGATATGTGCTGGTCCTGTTTTCGTGGAGTTCGTATATTCCAAATTTAATTTCTTCAACTCTTCATATAAAATCTCCGGGTTAAAAAACGGTAACATGCTCTTTTTAATTGAACAAATTCCATCATCGCCATAAATAAATAGTACTATTGCTTTCGCAAATTCCTGTAAACTCGACAACTCTGGTGGTGCTCTTTTAAAGTAAGCATATAAAAATTTCATCTTATGAATGATGGTATTAATAATAACTGTCAAGGGATTACCTGATGGATTTCCTATATGAGTGAAATAAATTTCATTTCCTGCCAACTGGGCAGTATGAACCATTTCATCAAATAGTACTCTCCGAGCAATCTGATTCTCTTCAGCATCATCATACCATCGGTTAATGATTTCGCAGACTCCCATCATGAATTGAGGTGATAAATTACCATCCCAACCACTAAAGTCACCTCCAAAACCAATATTTGAATTCGTTTCCAATTTCTGTAAAAGAATAGTCCAATCTATTGATGCTGTATCAATTCCTACGGCGGAAAAATATTTTAATTTGTTGTTATAAAAAGCGGAGTTAAAAGCTCCGAATAATCGTCTACAAACTATCGTAAAATCCACTGGTGGTATTGTAAAAACTCTCGTTTTTCCTTCAAAGATCTTCTCTAAACTTCTACGTTCATCCTTTTGTGTGTCAATCCAGACGCTCGGTACTCGTATTCCTAATTTTGCTTGTTGCAATCTATGGTCTACTTTCCTTTGTAATTCTGGGTCAACTATCTCGTAATCTTGTGTATTCGGTGTTTTCTGTATAAACGGTGATTTCCCCTTGGCTCCTGGTTTTTGATTCCACGGATACCCTGAGGATGTTGTCATGTCCATTCGCGCCACAAACTCGTCTCCTTTAACTCCGTTAAGAGCTTCAAATTGACTAAGAATGCGACGAGGCATTCCAGCTTCTAAAGGTTGCATAATTTAACTTACGCAATCAATAACCCTTTTCAAAATTGAATTATCTACTAAGGGTGCTGGTTTGCCATATTTCTCAATTCCTTTTCGTAATGGTGTTGTGTCTCCAATTCTAAACGCACGGGGATCCATCGAGTGTAAAACTGCTGCTGCAGTTTTCACGGGATAGATTAAACCATGCGTTATAGATGGTATAATTTTTGTCTTCTCTGCTGCCTTCGGAAATTTAAAAATCGTTCCAATTTTCGTAAAATTTCCTTGAGCTTGTACAAATCCTAAATCGGTATTATTAAGATCAACTCTCGGATAAGCAGGTTGTAGGTTAAAACCTAAAACTCGCAATCCTCGATTAATCATTTCTTCCGTCACAATTTGAGCTATTCCGTCACCAGTGTTTCCACCAGCAGCATGAATGCCCACTATTTTCCGTGCTGCAAATTTATCTAGCATTACCACACAGGACCCACACATTCCGGGGAATGTATCGGTTCTGTATGACCATGCCGTCGCTTGTGCAATAGGAAAATCTGAATCCGGATTAAATTTACTGATTATATCAGGTCGACTTTTAGGGTCGTCCCAATACTTACTTTCCTTCTGCATATCCGCAGAATAAAAGAAAGCTAAATCATTTCGTTTAACTTTAGATTCAATCCTATAAACTATCGGTATCATGGTTCTATCTACTGTTGCCATAAGAGCTGGAAACTCCGTGGCATTTTCGAGTCCTTGTTCTGTCATAAAATGTTTTGCAATATTCGTATAAACTGGTAAACAAGCGTCCATTTCATAAAGTACAACATCTTGGCCAATTTTAACTAACTTCGATGGATCAAATGCACTTCTAAAAATAGACGTTCCTACTTTAACTGTTATCGGTGTTCCTTCTTTATGTCTCTCTCCTTCTCTATTACAGAAAAGATGATAGACTGTTAAAACAACACGTCCTCCAATCATTGTACATACTAATTCATAATCTTCAACATTAATTCGTCCTAAATGAGGAACCAATTTATTATTTGTCACCTCCATAGCATTCTGATCTATACAACCTTCTGCTTGCAATGGAGCTGGCGGCATAATAACTGGTTTAATTTGATTCATTCGTTGTTGTGTTCTCATATGATGTCCTGAATAAACACCCTCCGCTGCCAAAAATTTCTTAATTTTTGGACTACGTAAGGTCCTATCCACTATCTCTTCGACTTCTGTATCTGTCAAATTACTAAAATCCTCGCAACTGTCCATAGCATCACTAAATATCTCAACCATTTCTGGCGTTGAATTTCTTAGCCTATTGTATAAACCATCCCATCGTCCTTCAGCTGTTAACTTTACAACTCGGGGATGTTTCAACAAATCACGTACTGTCATAGCAATTTCTTTTCGTTGTGCGCTCGTTTTCTCTTCCAAATTCTTTGCTTTACGCTCAGAACTTTTCTGATAAATCTTACGCATTCCATAAACTATTCCAATTGTTCCTGCTACGATACTTGCAAGCGGTAAAACCGCCATTAAAGCATCATACCAGGATGGTTTCGCTGCTCTTCTATCAATTTCTTGCAAAGCTTGATAAAATTTAGCACCTTCTTCCTGAGTGAACAAATTTCTTTGTCCTCTCGTTTCGAAAGTGTTACTCAAATTCATAAATTGGTGAAAATCTTCAGCTAATCCTTCAGCCCTTGCGGGTTCAAGATTAGCTGCAGCTATCATCGTTTCATAATTCACTGAAGCTTGTTGTTGTTGTGCGATATGTTTCCTATATTTTTCCTTTATCTCTCGAATAAATTGTTGATAATTGATCGTGTTTCCACGCCAATTTTGATCAAAATTATGTCGTTCAATAAATTCCCAATGTGAATAATCATCTGGTATAAGTGCTGGGTCTACTTCTAAACTTCCTTGTTTTCGATATTGTTGTTTAACTCTCACTTCATAAAACGCATGTCTACGTCTATATAAAGCTTGAGGATCTCGCATTTCATTAGCGGCAATATAAGCTACATTCGAAGAACAAACCACAACTTGTGATCTAAAAACTTCTCCTTTATCCTCTAAAGCTGCCATTGGTATTCGCATTTGTTCGTTTGAAACTATCATCATCATCTCTCCTATGTCTCCAGGTCCATTCTGACCTGCATTCACAAGAGCTCCAAAATCATCATACTTCACTGCAAATTGTCCTGTATATCCATCCCAATGTTGACATCCTGGGTTTCTAGCCCATGCCAAATTAGGTGTATCAGGCGGGCAACCTGCTAAAATTGCTGGTAAAACTGTCATCAAAAAAGACTTTCCCTGTCCGGATTGTCCATAAATATAAATAACAAAAGGTACTCTTCTTCCTCCTCGATTCAACGCTGACATATCTACTATCTTATACAAGCCATCGATCTTCTTGAACGATGATTCGAGTAATTTGTAAACTTGTGCAACTTTTGTACCTCGGGTGGTACACTCCTTCAATAATTCCTGTCCAGTATTATATAATGTTAATATCTTCTGCTGAATCACATGATCATATGCTGCTTTCACAGTATATGCATGCGAATCTAAAGTATTAACTTCATCAATCCAATCATAAAACTTTGTTCCTGGTGCAAATATATCCAACCACCACTTGGTCGGTACTACATAAGACATCCAAATTTGTACTTGATCTGGGACCGTCCGAAGAAACGTTAAGGCAAGTTCACCAAGGTCTTTAAACTCCTTGGTAATTCCTGTTTTATACCTCAACGTCTCATTCACGTATTTCATTCTAGCCATATCTGGGACACCTCCTGTAATGAGTGTTCCTATTCCTTCTGTAAATATATCCAACATTGCTAAGCCTTGTGCTCTTGCCGGTTCCGGCCCCTCTACAATTTCCTTCGAGGTCGAAATGGTAATAACATTCTTAACAAATTGATTAATAAGCATCGCATCAACTCCAAAGAGCTGAAACAATCTCACAATCAATGTCGGGATCGTATAAAAAACTTTGTTCAAACAAGCCATTATAATATCATAAGCAATTGTCAAAGCGTCTAAGATTTTATTCAAAAACGGTTTAGCATCCGGTATAATTTCCAATGTTTTCTTTATATTTTCTATCATATTTGAAAAATGACTGGCAGCCTCGGTAATGGCTCCAGCCGATTTGCGATAAGCATCAATTGTTTCTTTCAATTCAGGTGATAAATTGTTCAATGTATCAAGAGCTTCCTTTGCAGAATGTGTTGCGTCTACAAAAGAAGGTAATTGTCGTTCAAAAAATGTTTCTTCACGGTGCTGTTGTTCACGTTGTATTTCATCAATAGATGGTAAACCTACTTGTTCAAATAAAACATGACTCTGTCCCATTGTGCCTTGTGCATTATTTTCATTTTGCATTTTCATTTAATGGGTTTTGATTTTAACGTAAATTCTAACGACGTAACTTCCGTCACGTAGGAGCGTGCAAATTGTCTTTTACTTAAATAAACAAGATTCTAAAATTCCTGCATTTGTTATAAAGCAGTTCAAATAAAACTTTGTTCAGTTAGTGGAGTCAAACACTATCGAACTTTACCACAGGGGGCGCATGATTCAGCCTTTGGGTTGATATTTATAATCGATAAACCATTAAAACTATTAAAGTCCAGAGACAGTAATCGCGGGAGTACATATATATTCTTGCTTCTAGGTTAAGGTAAAACTTAACACTAGTCAAAAACTAATACGTTCCGTATAAATTACTATGGTCAAAGGATATTCAATTATATAATATTATTCTTGCTAATATTATAGAATTAGCGAAATAAAAGATTATAATTATCAAATCAAAGGCTGAATCATG